GCAAGAACGCTCCACCTTTGGAAGCGTACAAGCGAGCCGTCATTTGGATTTCGTCAGCCATGTTGGGTTAAGTTAGGTTAAATTGTTAGGTGGGACGTTGTAAGGATATGCGAAAAGATCCCAAGCGGCAAAGGTCCAAGTCTCGTTCCGTTCCACTTGGTTGGTCTTGATTGTCAAAGAGGTTGAGTCATTAGTCTTCAGCCAAGCCCACACAGTCCCCTCTGGAGTCAAGTTAAGGTTTGCTGGAGGTCTTGGCATTACATTTCTCACCGATGCAGGAAAGAAATTGTAGTTGGCAAGTTGAGGTCCATCGTACACCGCAGAAATGATCGGAGGAGTCGCAGGAAGACCATTCAGCGCGGAGTAAGACGAAATCCGAGTCAGAGAGCAGCGGGAGGTCTGGAAACTGGTTTGACCTCTTGAGAGACGCTTCGTTAGCTGATAAGCCAACGGAAACTGGCTTTCCGGCATTGGAAGCTTGTTGTTTTTAGGATCTTCTCCAGCCAGTTTGACGACTGAGTAATACTCCTCTTCGGAGATGTACCTCTTAGCCTCTGCCCTAACTTGCGGCAACTCAAACAGAGAAGCGTCAACGTACTCTGTGCGGAACTCGTATCGAGTATTCGGCTCCTCTTCAGTCGGATCTCTTGGAGCCGTTGGATTGTTGGTATCTAGGAGAGTGCCAGAGTAAACAACCGTCGCTTCGGAATAGGGTCCGTTCTCGGTGATCTGATACTTACCACCGGCAGTTACCCAACTTGCAGAAGCTATGCGGAGAGCGTCTTTGCTTCCACGATACCGGTAAGTGATCTGCCGTCCGGTTCCATCTCCTCCGCTATACTCGCGAGATACTTCGATGTATCCAGTTGCTACATCTGAAAGAAAATTATTGTTGGTCTTGATCGTTCCCATATCAATCCCTAGTGTTTTCCGCAGTCTTGCCGGTGTTCTTCACGATTTGGCGAAGCTGCAACGTCTGCTCGATAGCTTGCTTGATAGCAGTGTCTTGAGCGGATTGGAAGCCGGTAAATCCACCAATGCGAGCGAGCGGGTCTTGTCCTCCACCAAGCGAGAATCTCGGTCCTTTTACGGTTTCAAATTCTGGCTTGCCAATAGGTGGAGGGTTAGGCCCTCCAAATTTCTGAGTTCTGTCAGCAGCAACAGCTTCTTGCGTTTTTCTTGCAAGAAACTCATCTGACTTTTGAAGCTCAATCCGTCTTTCTGCTCTACGAACTGCTCTTTGAGCGCGATCTGTAAATGATTCGGTTGGTTGAGTTATCCCCTTAAGAGCTTCAGCAGTAGCTGTTACTCCAGCAGCAATACCGGGAGCAGCGAGTGCTTTGATAATTCTCAACTGCTCATCAAGCAGAGTGTTAGCTTTAGCGAGAACATCAACATCATCTTTTGATATTAGAGTGCGATTTGAAGTTGTATTGTAATCAGCAAGAGCAGCACCAGCGGCTTTTAGCTTCAATCCGTACAACTCAGTCATTGCAGCAGTTGTTTCTGCTGACCTTCCAGAGTTCTTGTAAGCTTCAGCAACTTTGACTGCTCCATCAATTGTTGAGATTTGAGAGTCATACAACTGCTCAGTTGTAAATCCCAACGCTTTTAGAGTCTTGATAGCATCTTCATCCCCTGAAGTTGCTTTCAATCTTATCTGCTCAAACTTGGATAGAACTGAGCCAAATTTGTCAAAGGTCACGCCAGTTTCACTGGCAAGAATCTGGAGCCTCTGAACTTGATCTGTCGTCAGATTGAGTTGTTCTGATAAATCTGAAATCTGATCAGCCGCTTGGATTACATTCTTTGTAAACGCTCCGATTGCAGCAACTGACAAAGCTGCTCCAAGCTTACCAGCCACAGCAGACTTAAAGCTAGATCCAAACTTCTCACCAACGCTTTGAGCGCGTTTCACTCCCATCTCAAACGCACTGGCATCAAGACCAAGCTTAACAAGTAGAGAAAGTACGCCCATATCAGTTTGAGTTCTGGCTTTGCCAAATGGCTTCGCTTTGGTCGTCCCACAACTGGACCTGACCCATCATCTCTGCGTGAGCGAGAATCAGTCTCTCAGCGTCACCAATGGGCATCTTGATTGCGTCATCGGGGCCAATGCCAATGTTGAGACAACCAACCAGAACTCGTTCCGGCCATGGCATTGCGGGACGCTTTGATTTGCTTCCAGATTCCATCAACACTTCGGGAGCGGTTGATTGGTCTTTCAGCCACAACTGGAACTTCTCGGATTCCGCAAGCAGATTGAGCTTCGCAATCCGCTTTCCCCACAACCACAAGACAAGATCCTTCCAGACTGACTTGATGGATCGAATGGATTCCAGTGGAGACTGCGAGCAAACAACCACAGCCTCCACTAGATCACTCGAAGTAATTTCCCCACCTAAGACGTAAGGAGAACCCAACCGCTGCAAAAGAATCGCGTGTCCTACAGTGTAGGGAACAAGACGAACCCCAAGCACCGATGGTGCTGGAGGTCCGGTCTCTGCGAGTATCTTTGCAAGATCGGCCACGATTACGGAGTAGTAAGATCAAAAACCGTAGCGTTACCAGCGAGTGAGGGATACTTAGTCACAGTGACAGTAACCATGACTTTGCCGCTACTGGTGAACTTAACGCTTCCACCACCGGAGTAAACGTAATCCCCATCAATGCTGACCCCACCAATGGTAACACCATCACTCGAAGCAATGGTGGCAGAGCCATTAACCGCAGGAAGACCAGCAGCAAGCTTGGCTTGAGCAAAGGTGCTTGCAGACGGAATGAACGTCACGTTGAGGCTAATGCGCTCATTAGCGGAGACTTGAGCTACAACTTCACCAGATCCGTTTTTGATCTGCTCAACGTCAGCCTCATGGGTCGCGTCATAGCTTTCAATCGTAGTGATTGCTCCACTTGTCAGAGCGGCTCCAGCAGGAGTCTTTAGCGTTATCGTTCCTTTCGCTCCATAGACTAGAGCGAGTCCTTTTGAGTTTGCCATTTTGTTGGGTTGTTAAATTGCGTTTGCTGCTGCGAAAATTGTCATGGAGCGCGTGAAAGTTCTAGCTCTTTCGCTAGTGTCATTGATTCCGAAGTCAGTCGGAACCGCGAACTGAGCGTTGAAACCTCCAGACGGGTCCGTGTCGTCTGCGTTTAACTCCGAGATGTTACCGTCAACGTAGAGGTATTGCAGGAGATTCTCGAAGACTTGGACGACAGCGAGTAAGTGAGGCTCTGAGGTATCATCCGCGCTTAACTGAAGAACCGCCGAAACGTCTAGCTCGCAAGTGCGGTCCAACGGATGAACTGGAACCGCAGTCGATGCGCGGACTACGATGCGCGGGAAGTCCGGCATCCGGTCCTCAAGATCGGAATCCGCAAAAGCACCGTGTCCGTAGCTGGTCAGACAAGCTGGAGTCCCAAGCGGAGACGCTGACCAGTCTTGAGCAGCCAGCCAGTCAACCAAAGCGCGTTCAGTGCGTAGAGCGACAGCGTTCATTTCACAACAACTCCATGTTTCTCCAGCACTTCTGCGGCTTCTTCCATCTTGGCGCGAATGTGGATCTCAAGCTCTTTCGCTTCGTCGTCGTAGGCTTGCTGCATCGCTTTTGCGTAGATCGAATTAACCTTTCCGATCTGGTTGTCAGCCAGACCGATGTTCATACGAACGTGCGAGTGTGGAGAGATGCCAGCCTTCGCGTTGTATGCGTAAGCAGACGATCCACGATGAACCGACACATTCTCAGTTGGAAGACCGTATTGGTTGGCGAGATTCAGCAAAGCTTGATTGGCTGCGATTGAGCGAACACCAGCGGAACCTTTTCGAGCGCGTCGAGTGCCACCGAATTGCGTAAACGACGGAGAGAGCTTCTTGATGCCTTTAACGACGCAGGACTTAAGGTAACCAACGGAGCCAGCAGCGCGACGACGTAGACTAGCTGCGGCCTCTCGCATCTTCTCACCGTAGAGACCTTCCTTACCAGCTTTCTTGTTCTTGGCTTGAGCGATCAAGTGAACGACTCGCAATTCACGCGAGCGACCAACCAGCTTTCCGGTCTTCTTGTCACGACGACGTTCGCCAATCGGACGGTTGAAGTAATCCAGAATCTTGTTTCGAGCGGCTTGCGGTGACTTTGGCGGGAGCAAGCAATACAACCGCAGCAACAGATAGAACGTGCGAGCGTTGATCGCTTCAGCCAGCGACCGTTTAGTTCTCGGGAGGTACTCTCTCCAAGCAGCGGAAAAGCGGGTTGTATCGACTACGACGGTGGGAGTCATTTGGTTTTGGCTCCCAAGTCCAGAACGTAATACGCCCCAGAACCATCCCTTCGAGCGGACATAATCCGCAGTTGTCGTCCGTCGTAAGTCACAAGACGACCCACAACCGGAATCATTTTACCAAACGTCAGCAGCAAGCGGTCAGTGTTCTCTTGAAGAATCAAGCTCCCGTTTTCCTGCAAGAGCCGGTCAGCGTTTGAGCCGACATCACAAGACCACACAGAAGCATCAACGGTTACGAGCGTTGAGTCAGCCAATCGCCAATCCGCAAGCTTAACGAGCAGCCGGACTTGGACGTTATCTTGGAACCCACCAGAGATTACCGAGTTAGTGTCAGTGATTGCAGCGGGAAGACAACGCACCAGCACTCCCTGCCACAAGAACGACGGGTTCCCCATCGCGCTCTGAAGCACAGACATCCCCAACTGGAGACTGGTGGCGATTAGATTCACGCTGTGAAGTAAACACCGGAGACGACCAATCGTGAAGTGGCTTGAAGCTGTGAAGCCATACTGGAAGTGTCTCCGTTTTCGTAGTGGCTCAACTCAGCGTATTGAGTCCCACCAACGGCAAGACCAATCACAGAGGTCTTAGCTTGAGTGGTAGCGTTGTCCAACCAGACCGAGAGCGAAGCGTTGTAACTCACCGCATCAGGAAGACCCAATCGGAGGTTTCCGGTCGCGCTTCCACTGACCGAGTTAATGGTTAGGTCAACGGTGAACGTGGAGACAAAGCCGATAGACGTATGTCGAGCGGTGTTGACCGTAAACGCGAACGTGCGACCACCGCCGGAATCCGTCAGCGTAGGAACCCAAGTTGACGGAGCAGTTAGCGGCAAAGCAGCGTAAATCTCATCGAAGTTGGCGTTCGCTTTGATCCACGACCCACGAAGCGTATCTCCGTTGTTGTCGTTTGCGGTTGATCCGACGTTAATGACTTGTTGAGACATATCAATCCTTCGGCAATGCGTACCAACCTTCTGCGAGCGTTATACGGTTGCTAGAGCGCACAGAAACACCGTCCGCACCTTTTACCCACACTCGCGCTTTGACGCTCTCAGCGAGCCTCACCGGCTCACCGTTGGGAACCATAACAACGCGAGTCCCGCAACCACAACTACCCACCAGAGCGGTCAATGCGATCCAGAAGCTTTTCTTTAAGCTCTTTGTCTGGTTTTGCATCTTCAACGGTGGGAGGTGTTTTCGCCAGACCAGTCAGCCACTTGAGAACAGCGGTGACTATCTGCTCAATGATGTTCACTGCGGCTTCTTGTCAGCGTCTTTGGCGGCGATCAAACCGAATCCAACAGTTACCGCAGCAATGGTGGCAGCAAGATCAATGTTGGTCGTAGGGTCTCCGTCGAACAGAGCTTTCAACGCTCCACCAACAGCGACCATGATTGCCCCAACGCCAGCGAGAGTAGTTTTCCAGTTCATTTCTTGAGAGCTTTCCAGAGTCCAATTGCGGCAGCGATAAAAGCCAACACAGCGGCCCCAAGTTGGAACCACTGTGTCAGTTGCGGGATGAATGAAACCGCACCAGCAGCGGCAGCGGTTGCAAGAGATATCCCTACTCCGCTGCTATTGTTGGTATCGGTTTGCATTACTCGGATTTAGGTTGAGCGGCTGCGACGATCAAATCCACAAGCGGCAAAGCAACTTTGGCGTTTTGAAGGCCACCGGCTTTGACGGCGATATCAATGAGTTGCAGGAGTCCGTTGGCTTGTTCTTGAGTGAGCTTGACTGTGATTTCCATATTAGGCGACCACAGCTTCAACGACCGGAGCCACAACGTCAACAACCGGCGGAACCCACGGCAGCGGCAGACTCACCACGGGCGGGTTGATCTGGTTCTGGATTTGGAGCGAGACGTTTGCTTCGATGGCCGACTTGTCCACGCCGTTGGCGTAGCACCAGTCCAGCACCTGCTGCTCGGTGAGTTCGGCATACGGAGTGAAGCTACCAGTCGGAGGTGCGAATGAGCAGGAGCCGTAGCAGG